GTGTTGAGCGTCTTTCAGATAACGCCTTCATCCCCTTTGACCCCGATAACACAGACTACCAAGCCTATTTGAAATGGCTGGACGCCGGTAATACTCCTGAGGCTGCTGACGACAAGTCTAACGCAGCGCCGGCTCAAGAAGGCTGATCTTAAATGGCAGATCATACGTTAACAACTGAGACAGGTATAGCCTTAGTAACTAAAGCAGCTCCTCCTGTGACTGTAAGCTTAGCTACAGTGGCTGGCTACCAAGTATCTGAGTTAGTTCTATGGGCTACTCTGATATACACTGCTTTGATGATTGGACATAAAATAGTACAAATCTATAAAGACATCACAGGAAATACATTTAAAAGTATTGACAGAGAGTGAAATCTCTTGACAAAGAGTAATAAATACTGTAGGATACACGACCATGGCAAGCACTAAGAAACAACAATCAGCTAAAGTAGGTAAAGTTATGGATGAGTACAAAGAAGGTACTCTCCATAGCGGTAAAGGCGGTCCTGTCGTTAAGGATCGTAAGCAAGCAGTCGCGATAGCGCTCAGTGAGGCTAAAATGCCCCAACGTGGTGCACGTACAGCTAAGAACAAGGCTAAGAAGGTCAAATGAGTCGTCCTGTCACGGTAGGGTTGAACCTTACTGCCGCTACTCTAACTACTGTCTATACGGTTCCTACTGGCTATTACGCTAAGTGGAACTTAATGTACTTGTTCAACAATACTGGCTCTACTAAGAGCATTGCAGTCTATTGGCGTGACTCTAGTGCAGGTACAGATATTTACGTTATGGATAGTGGAGTAGCTTCTAAGACTTACGTACGTATGGACGGTGGAGCTTATGTGGTCATGGAAGCGGGCGACACAGTCATGATGACAAGTGAAGCAGGTAGTTCATTTAGCACTATCTGTACCTTTGAGTTATTCAAGAAAGAGGGCATCTAAGGATGGCTACGTACCTAGAAACAGTAAATAACGTACTCCGTAGGTTGCGAGAGCCTACGGTGTCCAGCGTCAATGAATCCAACTACTCAGCTATGATTGGTGTCTTTGTTAATGACGCTAAGCGTGAAGTAGAGGATGCTCATGATTGGAACGTACTCTCTGACACCCTGACAGCTAATACCTCAGCTGGTATTTTTAACTACGTGTTGGTAGGCTCAGGTAATCGTTTCCGTGTCATTGATGTCTTGAATGACTCCAATGATACTGAGCTTCGTTACGCCCCTACTAAGTGGATGAACAAGCAGTTCTTGTTGACTAATACTCAATCTGCTGCTCCTTTGTTCTATAACTTTAACGGTGTGGATAGCAACTACGACACACAAGTAGATATTTACCCTGTCCCTGATACAGTCTACGCTCTCCGCTTTAACTTGATTATCCCTCAAGCTGACCTAGTTTCAGACACTACTCGTATCCTAACTCCTCCTCATTTGGTGTCTCAGTTAGCTTACGCTAAAGCTATTGCTGAACGTGGTGAAGACGGTGGTAACTTATCCTCTGAGGCTTACGCCTTGTACAAGATGTCTCTCGCTAACGAAGTCGCTATTGAGCGTAATCGTTACGAAGAAGAGATGAACTGGGTTGCTCCTTAATATGGCTGAGCAATTAGTAGCCTCTTCCATCGCTGCTCCCGGCTTCATGGGAGTTAATACTCAGGATAGCTCTGTTACCCTTGAGTCAGGCTTTGCCACACAGGCCCTTAACTGCGTCATCGACAAGTTTGGTCGTATTGGCGCTCGTAAGGGTTGGACTGCTAAACACGCGTCGAATAGCGATCTAAGCACCGCATCTATTAAGGCGATTGGTGAACTGATCGGTAATGATGGTACTTCTTACACCATCGTAGCTGGTAACAATAAGCTCTTCAAGTTGAGCGGTTCTACCCTCACTTTGTTGACCTACGGTGGTGGCGGTACAGCTCCTACGATTACAGACAGTAACTGGCAGATGGCTGCTTTGAATAATGTCTTGTTCTTGTATCAAGCCGGTCATGACCCTCTAATCTTTGATCCTGCTGTCTCAGCTACTACTTACCGTCGAGTCTCTGAGAAAACAGGTTACTTAGGGACTGTATCTAGTAATAACTGTGCTATTGCAGCCTATGGTCGTATCTGGTCAGCTAATAACTCTACAACTAAGAGCACCATTCAGTTCTCTGACTTACTTGCTGGTCACGTATTGACTACAGGTACAGCGGGTACTTTGGATGTGTCTCAGGTGTGGCCTAACGGCTCAGACGAGATCACTGCCTTGGCTGCCCATAACGGCTTCCTCTACGTCTTTGGTCGTCGCCAGATCCTGATCTATCAGAACGCTAAAGACCCCGCAGCTATGTCTCTCCAAGACCATGTGAGCGGTGTAGGCTGTTGTGCCCGTGACTCAGTAGTGGTTACAGGCTCTGATGTCTTGTTCCTGTCTGATTCAGGTGTTCGCTCCTTAGCTCGTACAGTGCAAGAGAAGTCAGCTCCTATGACTGACATCAGTGCTAACGTACGTGATGACTTGGTACGTGATACGACACAGGAAACATTGGCTAACATCAAGGCTGTGTACTCTGATGTCAATGCTTTCTACTTGATTACCTTCCCCTCATCTTCTACAACATACTGCTTTGATATGCGTAATGTGTTGCAGAATGGTGCAAGACGAGTAACTACTTGGAGCTTGGTTCCTACAGCGCTGTTCTCTAACAGGGCTAAAGAGTTGCTTACAGGTCATGCTGGTTACGTAGGTAGCTACCTAGGCAACCTAGACAGAACAGCTACTTATCGTATGGCTTACTACAGTAACCACTTCGACTTAAGTACACCTAGCTCAGTTAAGTTACTCAAGAAGGTGGGCTTCACTATCGTAGGAGCCTCCGGTGTTGGTTTAGCTTTGAAGTACGGCTTTGACTACACCAACTCTTATCGCTCATTGCCTTTCTATCTGGGGACATCTAATCCCGATGAGTATGGTATTGCTGAGTATGGCATTGCTGAATATGAGACAGGTATTGTCTTTGATAACCAGAAGATTCAAGCTGGCGGTAGCGGTAATGTACTTCAGATTGGACTTGAAGTAGATATCAATGATTTTGAAATTAGCGTTCAGAAGCTGGACGTATTTTGTAAGGTAGGACGCACACGATGAGTAATTACACAAAGGTCACGGATTTTGCAGCTAAGGATGCACTCTCTACCGGTAACCCTGCTAAGATTGTTAAGGGTACTGAGATTGACGATGAACTGGTAGCTATCAGCGGTGCAGTAGCCTCTAAAGCTGACATTGCTAGTCCTGCGTTCACAGGAACTCCAGCAGCCCCTACAGCCTCTTCTGGTACGTCTACAACTCAACTAGCTACTACTGCCTTCGCTATGGGCGCAGCAGCCCTTGTGATGCCCTCAGGTGCTATGGTCCAATGGCCTACAGCGACAGCTCCTACAGGCTTCTTGCTCTGTACTGGTGCAGCTGTTAGTCGAACTATCTATGCAGCCTTGTTTGCTGTCATTGGTACTACCTTTGGTGCTGGTGATGGTACGACTACCTTTAACCTCCCTGACTTCGATAATCGCTTTGCTGTTGGTGCAGGTGATACATACACTGTAGGTTCTACAGGCGGTACAACGACATCTACAGGTACTGTGGGTTCAACAGCTCTGACAGAAGCTCAGATGCCTAAGCACTACCATGCTATGTTGGGTCCAAATAGTATTGATACAGTTCCTAACGGCAGCTCTACTAACGTAGGTATGTCTTATTCAGGTGGTACAGATGATGACTCTGTATCCCGTTATAACACTTACTCTGTAGGCGGCAACGCTTCCTCAGGTGGCACTACAGAAGGTACTTCCAACGGTGATGGTCATACCCACTCATTTACAGGCAGTAATACAGTGCCTCCTTACTTGGGTGTTTACTTTATCATTAAAACGTGATATATTACTTTTTAATGAAGACACCGGTAGTAATAAGAGACAATTATGTAATGTATCTAGAGTGGTTCGATAGTCGTCTATGGTTCCACACAGATATCTTCAAATGGACAGTAAGTATAAAAAGAGAGTTCATTAAAGATCTCAACACCCTTCAAAGCCTAATGCCTCTACCCTTGATAGCGTTAGTCACAGAAGATAACAGTAAGTTAAGTAAATTTGGAGCCTCTGTAGGCTGGAGTAAAGGAAACAATATTATGACATTAAACAACGGCTCACAAGCTTACATTTAC